CTTTAGATCAGAGTACGGAATGCCTGTTGTCTGGTCGAACTCGATAGGTGCAGCCGCTAAAGATCCCACGACATCGGTGCGATCCTTAAACTCTGCTGTGCCATCTGTGCGGATAAAGAATGCACCTTGCTCTGCGAACTCAGCCGCTTTCAAGGCTGCAAGGGATGTGCGAGCCGTTGCCGGATCTGCCTGGACTGTAGTTGATCCCGTGTCGGTAATACGCATCGATGTAGGGAATGAGACTTGATCGAGGATCTTTGTAATACGAGTGCCAGTTGTCTGTCCAGCAGTTGCGTCTGTGACTGTAGAAACGTTAGCCATCTGAAATAATCTGAAGGCATCTGAGCAGATAATATCGACGTAGCCGATCTCCTGCCCTGTTGGATAGTAATACTTATACTGATCGACATAACCTGAGAATAAGAACTCCTGCGCTGTAGCAGTGGTAGCAGCGACACGGATCTTGCGGAGTGGAGTCAGATAGCCGAAGTAGGGACTGGATGCATTTTGAGGATTGAAATAAGAGTTAGGGTCTAAGACTCTGACTGTGCAGTTGCCAGACTCGTAGGTGTCACGCATGATGTTACGGCCTCGACTGATCTTGATTGATCGAGTGACATCGCTAAGATCAACTACTGGCTCAGGTACTTCTGAAGCTGCAAAGGTACTGACTCCGATAACGCCGTACTTGGCATCGCCAATAGTAAAGGGATAGCCGAATGTAGCACCTTGGCTAAAGTCGAACGATACCGAGATAGTTGCAGGAAGTGTCATTCTATTGCTACTGCGCCCTTATTGCGTGATCGATTGACTTGATTAAACGAGCCAGACAGTGAGTTATTAACCTGTGAGTTAGTTATAGCACCGCCAACGATGTCGCCATCAAGATAGACCTCGACGTTAATCGCTTGAGCATTAGCACCTTGGAATCTATTGACGGCTGACATCAATTCCATCTCTGCATCGGAGAAGCTAGAGGATGGAGCAACTGGCGCATTCTGTAATTGTGCTACAGATACGCCAAGGGATGAGGCTGTGTAGTTGAGCAAGTCCATCGGTAGCGTCCAGTTACGATAAGGATTAGGAGCCTCTGGCGTAGTCAGTAGAAGGGCACGCAGCTCATTCTGTCGCTGAGTTGCAGCCTCAAGTTGGTCAGATAACTGTGTGGCTAGGGTTGCATTGCCTTCGAGGATAGCCTTCTGCAATAGTAGAGAGATGCGATCAGTCTCGCTGATCTTGCCCTTAAGGGCTGCCTCAATACCAATAGCCTCAAGGTTGAGAGTCTTAGAAGCCTTCTGTAAGGCTAGAGACTTCTTCTGTGTATCGAGAGTCTTCTTCTGAAGTGCTGCTAATTCTTTGTTACGCTTCTCCGCATCGGCTTCGATCTTGCGTCTAGTGCGCTCATCTTCAATGTTAAAGCCAGGACCGCCTGAGCCGCCACCAAAAAGGCGATTTGCTCGGCCAACACCTTTGCGTTTCATGGCTCCTTTAGGGCCACCAGTTATACTATCTATGAAATCTGTTATGTCATCAGCAAGATTATCTACTTTGCCATAACTTTCAGTGGCAAAATTGGCAACGGCTTTTCCAAGTTTAGCTATTTCAGTAATTGCGTTGGCAGTGTTTGTTGCAAGTTCTTCCATTGTCAGAGCTAAATCTTCGACCGTGGTATCACCAGAAAGTATCATAAGTGAATCAATTAAACCTTGGCCGATGATTTCTGATGCCTCGCCTGCCGCTGTTCCTAACACTTCCATTTTGCCAGCGTAAGTATCTAAATACGCTGCATTAGCACCAGAGAATTGCTTGGCAAGTTTATCCTGTACATCGGCAAATTTTATTGTTTTTAACTCTGCCTTGGTTAAGCCTAACTTGTATTTATCAAGTCCACGAGTCTGCCCTACATAAGCCTTGGTCAAATCTTCTACCACTGTATTGTAATCAACGCCAGAACCTCGTGAGATGTCTAGTGCTTGAGTAAGTAATTCTTGAGACTTGGTAACTGACCCAGTAGTCTGCAATAGTTTCTGCATCGATGGTCGAAGAACGTCATCAGTAACGCCCGAGGCTTTAGATAGGTTTGCAATAAATTCTTCAATACGTGGAGTCTCAAAGGCTAGGCCTAGGTTCTTGACTGACACTGCGAGCTGAGATGCTGCCTTCTGGTCTTCTATAAATGCCTTGGCTGCCTTCTTGCCAAAATTAACTACTGCTGCGGTTCCAAGGGCTAAGCCAGCCGCCCCTGCTAGTTTCTTTACAGATGACTGTAAACCTTTGACGCCTTTTTCTGCGCCCTTGAGTCCCTTACTGTCAAAGATGGTTGCAATGCGAATTGCTAGACTTGAATTGGCTGACATTAGCGGCCTCTGAATTTCATTGTTGTTCCCTTAGTAACTCTCAGGGCTGTGTCCATTGACTTCTCAATAGCTTTAAGTACGGCAGCATTAGTCTTACCTTGATCTTCTGCCCATGCTCTAAATAGTAAACGGCCTTTAGTCTTACGTGTACGACGGCCTGCTGCGCTTGACTGCTGGCTATCGACTAACGGAGGCAAGGCATCAATGAATTGACGGCCAGCATTAGGGTTAGCAGATTGACTCTTAGTCTTATCGCTGCTGCGCTGCTGGTAGCCAGCTTTTCTTGCAAAGGGTGTACCAGCATTCTTATAGATATCTACTAGAGGAGCTTGACCTCTACCCTCTGGCCCTGATTTACGTCCGGCAGTCTCGTAGATCGATCCTGCTGCACTCTTATTGAAGATGGTAGCAATCGATCTAAAGCCGCGCTTATTAGGCTTAGATGCAGCAGTGCTGTATCCAATGCCGCGCTTGATGTCGCTAGAGCTAAAGACACGATTTTCCCATAAGCCTACAGCATTACCCCACCCTGAGAGTGGAGCATCGCTAGGAACGAATCCTCTAGCCTTGACTGCAACTACTTTAAGAAGGTTTCTGATCTCCTTCTCGGTTTCTTTAGCCAGAGCAGGCTCAACTTTCTTTAGTGCCTTACGAAGCTCAAGTGCGCCGCTTACTTCTGTAGGCATCCTGTTGCTCCTTTGCTCTGTCTTTCAATGCTTTCAGTAACATCTGAAGCATCGATGAATCTAAATCTATAAGTGCTTGTGGAGGGATAGCCGTCTCAATGCTCAAGCGAGCGATGAGATAGTGGATGCTATCCCTGCCTAGGCCAAAGGGTCAGACTCTGCAACCTCAACACTCTTTAGAGTTTCAAGGAAGTCTGCACCGAATGGCTTGACTGTGACTCCACTTAGTCGAAGGCCTTCCCATGCAAGCCAATAGACATCCGACTGCTTCTCATCATCGCGGAACGCTTTGTGGAATCCCTTTTTAGCATATAGCTCGAACGCGTACTCAAGTCGAGGAGTGATCTCGATCTCGGTGACGCTATTGTCTGCCATCGTGACTATTAACTTTGCCATGCTGTGCCCCTTTGTTTAGTTAGTTTAGAATGTGCCTGTTGTGGCAACTACTGTAGTGCCTGAGACGTTAAATGTCAGGCTCTGCATTCCGATGTCAGAGACAGCGCCATTAACATCAGTAGTTGAGTTGATTAAACAAGTCATAGTATAGAGTGGGTTTGTCGCAGATACTGCGGTTCCTTTTTCCTGTAATAGGACTACTGTGACGTTAGTTCCCCATGCAGCTTGCAAGGTCTGTAGGACGTTCGATGTTGCTGTGTCATTGAGAAAGTCGATTGTGACAGATGATGCCTCTAGACCCTTGACGAACTTGTGTCCGCCATCGCCCATTGCTGTTACTTCGAGCTCGTCGAAAGTACGGTTGAGTGTTACTGCGGTAACGTGATCTGAAAGATCGACTGAGTTTAACTTCACGCCGACCTTGTTGTTTAAGAATACAGCCATGAGATTATTCCTCGTCTTTCTTAGTAGTTACTGGCTTAGGTGTTGATGGTGCTACCTGCCCGATCTTGATCAGGAAGGCTTCTTGCTCTTTTTCCCACTCGGACATTTTAGCTCCAACTCGTTAGGACTGAGATATTGATATTGCATGTTAGTAGATCACCCGATGCCGCACTAAGTACAGCTGGGGCTGATACTTCTGTGACATTGTAAGTGTATGAAGATGCCGCGAGCAGGGCAAAGACCCGAACTACATCATCTTCAATTCCATTGAGGTTGCCTTCATTATCGAGAAGGGGCACCATGATTGAGATAGTAAAGTTAGCCATTGGCGAGATGGATGCGTGCCAGCCGTTAGAGGGCGAGATGTAAGGATCAGCAGGGCTGACTATGACGCTGTTAGCAATCACGGTAGCAGGTGGGAATGAGAAGACTGAATACTTTGTGTTGTCTGTAAGTGCTGCTGCAATACCTGCGCGGAGTGTTGATATGGCGGCCATTAGCCCACCATTGATCGCGGATCAAGATATGGAGCGAGCAAGCCGCGAACGCGAGCGAGCAAGGTATTACCCATGCGATACGGTGAAGGCGCGTAGCCATCGATGCTAACGCCGCCAGATGAAGGCGCTTGGCGAGACTGCCAGATGTCGATCGAGATCATGAGAGACGCTT